AGCATGTTTTCGGAGCAGTAAGAATGCCACGGATTTCAGAACATCTTCCTGGGGAGACAAGTACGGTGACGTATATGATAAGGAAGAGTCAGAGATATTTCAGCAGGGATCCGAGGAATTCTCCGTGATGGATAGCATCATCAAAGGTGATGAATGCGTAGTAACATACTACTTTAATGAGTATGCAAAGCTCGTTCGGGGGGAATATTACATAGAACATCCCGGAAAGCAAATCGATGAGGCTTTTGGAGAATACTATGAGTTTTTATCAGAGCAGTACGGGAAGGCTGTTGATGAAGATAAAATTGTTGGTGTTACTTATGCTAAGTTTAGAACAAGAACTACTAAGATTACTATTGCAGTAAAGAATGGAGCAATTACGATAAAGTTTGAACCTATCCGAAATATCTGAGTGATATATTCACTTGCTCTCAAAATTAATCAATTTTTTATGCGCAATTTATCAGTATATAAGCAATATGGTTGATAATTAAATTGGCTTAGTACGCTGATAAAAGGTGGGCAATATGGCATTTTTGAGAGATAAAAATAATAAAAAGAATAAGGGATCATATTTTAAGGCAAGAGGTACATACACAAACCTTGGAAATAATGGATTTGGGAAAATGCCTGAAAATGTAAATGATTTTGATTCTTGTGGAGTGGCCTCCGGAATTGCTAATGAAATAAGGAAACGGAGAATATGGTCTACAATTTGGACATTAGTGCTCCTGATTGCTATTGTTGTGGGGATTATCTACAAGGGACCAGTTAGTCGACTGACTATAGTTTTATCTAGTATCTTTGTGCTATTTGCTTTTCGGATAATATGTGGGAATTTTGTTTTTAATATGGATTTTATTCTTGATTCGGATGAAAACAAAAGTTGGCACCAATTCCTGAATGCTATGAAAGCGTTTAATTCCTCGCAGTTTGGGTGGATTTCTAATGGGGATCCATATGCGGTATTAAATACACCGATTCGTAGTGCAAAGTTATGCAGCAAAGGGTTAGTTGCTGAAATAAATATAAATACAAAGAATGATTATTTCATGATAAAAGGCGGAAATATTAGTACATATTTTTTTCCGCGTTTGATTATTGTGGCCGGGAGAGAAACAAAAAATGTGAATGTTTTTTCATATGATGAGGTCAGGATTGAGGCTGGGCCAAACATGGCTACTATTAAAACTGGTTCAGTCCCCAGGGATACACAGGTCTTGCGATGGGAATACGAACACATGAGAGTTAACGGCGAGCCTGATATGCGATTTAAAGTGAATAGAAGATATCCAACATGCCTTTTTTCTGAATTATTTATAAGATTACCAAATGGTGGATGCCTTTCTTTTGTGGCGTCTGATCCTAAATATATAAATTTAATAAAAAGCGATATAGCAAGTTATAGACCTCTAATAGGGATAGGTGGGGTATGTGCTTCTTCAGAAGAAAATGGAAATACTTTGAATGAAGTTATGGAACAGGATAACACCCTGGAATCAGAAAGAAAGAGTCTATTGGAAGAAGTTAAAACCTTTATTGTTTTAAAGTAGGGTAAATGCCATGGCAGATGAGTTTACTAATAGCTTACATGAAGTATATCAGGATTCGGTGATAACTATATCTGAAAGATTATTTACACACGATAAGCGAATGCAACAGCAGCTTGACAGCTTCTGTAGGACGTGTGTGTTAGGCCTTTGGGGGAAGTTTGATGCGAATCAATCTATATGTGTGGATGCAATTTCAGAGATATATGCATTTGAAGAAAATAAGAATGAATACTCGAAGGCTGAAGTGTTAGAAACTCTAAATTTTTTTAAAGAAAACGATTTTGAAATTCAGATACCGGAGTTTTTCAAAAAGATAATAGCATTTGATTTGGTTAAAGAATCATATATCAGTAGACTCTTTATAGAGTCATTAAAGCTAATAATGATAGAAGCTGCATTGATTGATAGTAGCATATCTTTTGAAGAATCTAGGTACATAACAAGAATATGCAAATTATTTGCTGATTATTGTGATAAAAAGGGCGTAATGGAGCATGTTCAATCTAATGAGCTGCTGAATGATTTTGATCGCCAGTACAAACAGAATGAGGATATTTACAATAAATCCAATAATAATAGTAAAATATCAACTACAAAAGTTAACAAGCCTTCTGTTATGGGGGTTAAGTCTACAGCTATTATTGAAGATAATGAGAGCGCATTCAGTGAACTGAAAGCTTTGATAGGACTTGAGTCTGTAAAGGAAGAAATAGAGAGCATTGCTAATTTTGTAAAATTGCAGAAGCTGCGACAAATGCAGAATTTACCGGCGCCAGACATGTCTTATCATCTTGTTTTTACGGGTAATCCAGGAACTGGAAAAACTACCGTCGCACGTTTGCTAGCAAAAATATATAAGGATTTAGGAGTTGTTTCAGAGGGGCAACTTATTGAAGCTAAAAGTAGTGATCTAATTGCAGGGTATGTAGGCCAGACAGCAATAAAAACACATGAGGTTATTGAAAAGGCTAAAGGTGGCGTTTTATTTATCGATGAAGCTTATACGCTTGTAGATAAGACGGGACAGGGATTTGGACAAGAGGCAATAGATACCCTTTTAAAAGATATGGAAGATTATCGTGATGACCTGGCTGTTATAGTAGCAGGTTATGATGACCTTATGGAGGAGTTTATTAATTCTAATCCAGGACTGAAGTCGAGGTTTAATAGATATATTCATTTTGATGATTATTCAGAAGAGGAACTACAAAAAATATTCTTTTCTCTATGTGAAAAGCATCGATATATACTATCAGACACAGCAAAGGAAAAAATGGAGGAATATTTTAAATGGATTGCTGGAAATAGTGATGCTAATTTCGGAAATGGAAGAGGAGTAAGGAATATCTTTGAAAAGATACTCGAAAATCAGGCAAACCGTATTGCAAAGGATTTTAACACTGATGTTTCCAAAATATCCATTATCGAGGACGTGGATATTGAATGGGAAAAGGAAAATGATGAGTATTCCTTGGACGAGGCACTAAGTGAGTTGAATTCTCTTATTGGATTAGATGTAGTAAAAAAAGAAATAAATGAGCTTATTGATTATCTGAAAGTTCAAAAAAGAAGAAGTAATTCAGGATTACCATCTACAAAAACATCATTGCATATGGTGTTTACTGGAAATCCTGGAACAGGGAAAACCACGGTTGCAAGGATTGTTGCGAGAATCTTTTACTCACTGGATTTGCTGAGCAGCCCTAAGCTTACAGAGACAGATCGAAGCGGATTGGTCGCTGGATATGAAGGGCAGACAGCTATAAAGACAAAAGAAGTAATCGATAAGTCAATGGGCGGAGTCCTTTTTATTGATGAAGCCTACACTCTATCAAATCAGAGAGATACTTTTGGTCAAGAGGCAATAGATGTTTTGCTCAAAGAAATGGAAGACCATAGGGATGAGCTTGTTGTTATTGTGGCAGGATATGATGATCTAATGAATGAGTTTATTAATTCTAATCCAGGGCTTCATTCCAGATTCAATAGATTTGTTCATTTTGAGGATTATTCTTCAGACGAATTGGCAAGAATCTTTGATTCATTGTGTGCACGGGAAAAATATGTTCTGGAGGATGCTGGGAGAGAACGCCTCTTATCATTTTTTAAAACAGTTACCGGAAATTCCAGTTTTGGAAATGGAAGAGGTGTACGCAATCTGTTCGAGCGTATAATAAGAGCACAAGCGACTAGAGTAGCAAAACTGGATACAGATGAAGGGCTTACAGATATTTCCGAATATGATGTTGAGCAGGGAATTATAGGAATGAGCAATTTGTTGGACTAAGACTGTTCATGGGTATAGAAGTTACATATTTGAGATGGCAAAATACAGGAAAACAAGAAAATTTAGATATCCGCTGAATCTTTTACGCGATATATGTAAGACATGGGGAGCAGAGAATCTTCCGGTATCTGCAACTTCGGATGTTCGGACTAACCTTTTGAATGTCGTTAATGGCCTTACAGATGATGAGATAGAGCTTATTAGGCTTCGCTATGAAGAGGAGAAGACCTTCGTAGCACTTTCTGATTATTATGGTATATCTCCAAGTGGTGTACGTGATCGGATGGTTAAGATTCTGAAATTGCTTGGGACAAAGCAGTATTCTGATATGATCTACAAGCCGCGTAAGGATAAGAGTGAGATCAAGACGCTGGAAGATCTTGATCTTTCAAACCATGCCTATCGTACACTTCTTAGGAATAATATAACCACCCTGGATCAATTAAAGGAGATTGGACTTGAAGGAATACAGGGATTAAGGAGTGTAGGGGCGAGTACATATAATGAGATTCAGAAAAAAGCGGGATTTTTGTGGAGATAAAAAACGTTGCATTAATGAAAAGGATTAATGCAACGTTTTTATTTATGATAGAAAAGTGAAAGAAAAGTGATAGAAAAGGTATTTAATAACACAAAGGGGCTAGCAAACACTTACTCAATCAACAAAATGCCTATATCTTTGACTTAAAAGAGAAGATTCCGATAAGTTTAACTTGGGATGAGTTTTTATAAAATATATTAAGGAATTCAGTACTTTTTCTTTATCCTCGGCTGTAATATCATGCGAATTCCAGTTAACCGGCTCATCGTTTCTGATTATTCCCGAACTATAATTCACCCCCATATGTCCTTTATTATCGCCACTTATGATATCAATATCACATTTATGTGTCGCTGCATTTACAAGCATTTTACTAGTAAACCATTCCAATCCAACATTTTTTCCATCACATATTAAATCGATACAGCAGGTTTCATTATTTATTTCAATTTTTGCAATGTTTATTCCATCCGCTACGTTTATATTTTCATATATTATTTTCTCAGGTAGTGAATATATAGCAGTACCATCAGGAAATGATATAGGATATTCGAATTTTCTACTCCTATATCCACTATTAGCATTTATAAATTCAAAAACATATTTGCCATATGGATTATCCCCAAACTCTATTTCATCTTTCTTAATTGTGGCATATATCATTTTCTGATAATCTGAATATTCGAGGGGGATAACTTTATCATATACAACTTTATCGTTATCATTAACAATTTTTATATCAACATTAGCATCACCAGAAGGAAATCCATAGTTATCCCATTCCATTCCGGTACTAAAATATGCAAGTAAATTAGTACCACTAGAGACTGAAAATACCCTTGCATCGTTTATAAATTCAAAAAAATTTTTGTCAGCATCTGATACATATACCAATGCATCATCTACTAAGCCTGTATCAGTATATACCGACAGTTTTGTATTTCCGCATTTCTTACCAACCAATATACCGTTTTCTACATTCGCTACACTTTCATCTTCTACATTCCAGTGTAAATAATTATCAGATGCATTGAGTGGCGACACTTCATATTCAATTGGGATTTTCCCTTGCTGTACTGTTATAGTAATCACATCTTGTTTTATATTTAAATCAGATGGTTTTATACCTCTATCCATAAAGCTGCTAATAGTTCCGACATTAGCAATTATTGTTGTTACAGTAATCAAAAAGCTACCGGCTGCAGCAGCAATTGCTAAAATTTGCTTTTTAGTTAACGCACTCATCATTCATACTCCATAGCTATTCAGTCATATATTCTCTCTGTTTCCGAATCTGTTTATTTTCAAGATTTACCCATCCCGTATACTCATCTAAATCATCGCATTTAGTTTCAAAATCCATAACAGCAGTCAATAATTCTTCCTTCTCTTCTGGAGTCAAATCCTTTACATCTTGCCAATTTGATGGAAACTCACATACCTTAAAGTCAAATAGTGTTTGCTCTATCACGCTTCCCTCATAACCAGCACTGTTTATATAAATATGATAGTCTTTTCTCTCAAATGACCTTTCTAAGCAATCCAAAACATACTGTTCCTTATATATGTCTTCTCCATCGCATTCCAAATAAATAAATGTGCTTCCAGAATATTGTTCTACCTTACTAATTTTTATATCTTTTGTAAGTAAAATGTCTGTATAACTAACATAATCATCTCTGCATTCTTTCTGCACAGGAAGAAGAATATTATCGTAATCATCTTTTAACGCGCTTTCGAAGTAAGGTGTTTTATATGTTCCAGACGCATTACTCAGACAAAACTTGCATCTTCCGATTTGTGATGTTCCTAATTCAACTTTTTCTCTTGGTATTGCTACATAAGGTCTATCATCATATGTCTGTTTTATTGGTAAAGCATCATGAAATACGACTTGATCATCAGCGTTAATTAAAGATAAATCCACAGTGATATCTGGAAAATTAAATGTCTCATTGATCCCGTCAAACTCATAGTTTAAATAGATAAGTAAATCATCTCCCACAAGTACTGGGTAGATACTTACATCTTTAATATATTCCAAAAAACCATATTCTGCTGTACTCACAAATATATTTATGCTATCAACAACATCATTTTGAGCAGAAGCAGTTATAACAGCTTCTCCAGGGCTTTTAGCTGTAATTCTTCCGTTTTTTACAGAAACAATATTCTTATCAGACGAATCCCATTTAATATAATCCAATGATGCATTATCTGGTGATAATTCATACTTTAGCGTCTTTGAATCACCTATAATTATTCTCTCATCATCTTGCTTGAAAGCGATTCTCGTTGGATGTTCTTTTTCAGACAAAACTCCACTAAATGTTCCAATATTCATTAGAATAGTTGTTATAGCAACCATTACAGCTGCAAATGTACTACAAAGAGGAATCAATTTCTCTTTTGAAAAAAATTTTTTCTTTATTGGTGTTTCTTTTTCATTTTCAAAAGAATAACCGCACATAAAGCAAAATTTCCCATTTTCATTTATCTCATTTCCGCATTTAGGACAAATCATTTAAAAACCTCCACGCGAATATAAAGCAATCATAAGGAATTACTTGTCTGAATGGATATAATTCAAAAAACTTAGATATGTAGATATAAATTGGGCATTTTTAATACTATTTGTATTCTTTTCAATGCTTTCTAACAATTCTCTTTTCTTTTCAGCATCAATGGCGGCTAACTCTGTAGCAGCCTTGATATGGTTCTGCATCTCATTAACACTGTCTTGAATGTTTTGTTGATATCTATTACTATCAAATAAATTCAAAGCTTCCTTAATCGTGTCAGCTCTACCACTTTTAATCAGATATCTCAATTCATATAATACAGAATAATTAAATGATTCATTCCCAAACAAATGAACTCCCCACTCCAGTTTTTTATCCAGCTGATTATTATAAATATCCAGATAAGCTAGCTCCATTTGCCTATGTCTTGGATCCAAATTATTGTTTTGATGTTTTTCCTTGGCCCACTCTATAGTTTTATGTGCATATCTACGTACGATAAACTTCCATCCGCAAAAGATAATCGCAATTGCCAAAACTAGCGTAATGAAATTTTTCCATACGTTATCTAGAATCCAAATAGAAAATAAAAAATAGCCTATATAGAATGGAAAAACAAAATAATAATAATTATTGGGACGTTCATTCAATTCCAATTCATATTCTTTCTTTGCGTCTTCTAATTTTTTATATCCTTTTTCTACTTCTCCGGCACGTTCAGCTGCCTTTTCCAAAATTTCCATAGATGTATCTCGATCTATTGTATTTATATCGCCCATAGAATATTTATTACTTAAATCCAATACTGAATCTACAAAATTTTTGCTCATACTATGCCCCTATGATATTAAAAACGTTAAGATTCTATATTCTTGCAAAACACTAATTTGTAGCGTGTTTTAATTTTATTGTAATCGCTACCTCAAATCATTTAGTAAACAAGGCATAAATTTTTAATAAAATCTATGGTTTCCCTACAAAAAAACAAGGCTTTAAAATACTTTATTGATTCGTTTACACATTTCGTTGGAATATATTCAATTTGCGAAGTTTTTATACAATTTGTGAAGTTCCGTTGTCTGTATTCTGCAAATAGACTATAATCCCAAAGGAAATTATTTAGGAGGGACAGAAATGGCTAAGAAAAATATGTCAAATGATGAAAAAAGGGAATTGGCTTGGGACGAGGCAAGAGTAAGAAACAAAGAAGAAATCGCAAAGGTTGTAGCTTTTTTGAAACTTGATATGAATACTTTTGAAATTGAGTATTCTACTAAGTGCAAGCTGCTGATGCTTGGTGATTATTTTTCACATGATTTAAAAAGCTTGGTGAAGAGATCCAAAAGTCATTCAGAAGAATTAAAAGCATAAAGTAAAGTGATGAGGTCAGGCAATGTCTGGCCTTATTTTTTATGCATATATAAATAGATGATAGTTTTTGTGATAAAATTATAGGTACTATTAGGACAAAAATTCACTTTTATGAGGGGTGATGAAAATGGAAGAAGAAACTATTATTATTCCGCCAGAAGATGTGGAAGTAGTAGATGAATCAGAGTATATCGAAGATATAAATCAGCATTTTGAGCAGGTCCCGGAAATAGCTAAACCACTGATGAAGGAAGCAAAATCAGCTTTTTCTAAGATTGAGAAAGCATTATATACAGCACCTGCTTTTATAAATGCAGTTAAGGCTGCTATTCCTGATGTTACATTGCAGGCTGTATTAACTGATGAGCAGAAGCAGCAGTTAGCTGAAGGCGTGCTTAAGCTAATGACCAAAAAAGATGGCTCGCTTATGGCAAGTCTTGTCAATCCCGAAACAAAGAAGATTGTCGCTAATATTCCTTTGAAGTCTGTAGAAATGGCACCTGAGATTACTCAGGCCATGACAAGCTTTTCTACACAGATGCAGATGGCGCAGATTGCAGAACAGATTCAGGCTGTTCAGATTGCAGTCGAAGAAGTAAGAATGGGCCAGGAATATGATAGATTAGCAACAGCATACAGTTGTCAGCAAAAATTACTACAGGCAATGGAAATCAAGAATCCAGAGCTTAAAGCAATGGCACTTATGCAGCTTGCTTCATCTGCGGAAGATAGTAGAAATCTCTTGATGTTAAGCCAAAAGAGTAATGTTGAATTTTTTAAGAATCAGCCGGAGAGTTTCTTTAAGAAATTACTTGGTGGTGCACCAATTGATAAAATAAATGGACGTATGAGTGAAATCCGAGCAAGTTTGTGTGCCGTTAATATGGTATCTTTTGCAGAAGCTATGGCATATAAGGAACTAGGAGAACAGGAAGCGGCAAGAAAAAGTCTTAATTATTTTGCAACTTTCATTGAAGAAACATATGTGGCTGTTCCAGGGCTCGTAGATAGATTAGATATGATTGATCCTGCACCGGAAAACTACTGGTCAAAGGCTTTACCCAAAATAAGTGAGAAAATAAAAGCTCTTCCAACTGTACAGAAACCAAAGCGAATAGCTAAGAAAAGAACTACGAGGAAGAAAAAATGAAGAACGATTCTGAAATCAGGGTGTGTAAAAATAAAAAGTGTAAGAAGATTTTACCCGAAGGTTATAAGCATAGGTATTGCGAGGCTTGTAGAAATAAGCATGCCCAGATTGCGAAAAATGTAGTCAAAGGTGCTACAGCATTTGCTGGCGTTGCTGTGCTCGTTATATCTGGTGGTAAAATTGATTTAAAGAAATAAGAAGATTCTGAAATAGGTAATATTATAGCCCGTAGCATGGTATTAATCTATGGCATTGCTCCGCGGTATGTTGAGACGGTAGTTTGCTTGAGCAACAAAAATGCGAAGCCGAAAGACTATGTCGAAATCGCTGTAGAAGCGAAGGATTACTACATGATTAAGGATTCCAGAGGGAAATAAATGTCAAAGGTAATTAAGGGAAAAAACGATTTGGCAACTACTAATCCTACTTTGGCTTGTGAGTGGCATCCTGTAAAAAATGGGAATATGAATCCTACGGATGTGACTGCTGGAAGTGGAAAGAAAGTCTGGTGGTTATTATCCTACGATGATCCAAGCACGGGAAAGCATTTTGATTTTGAATGGGAAGCCTCGATAAGTGATCGCAACTCAGGAAGTGGATGTCCTTTTTTGGCGAGTAACCCAAGGGTTTGGCGGGGATTCAACGACTTAGCAACCGTTGACCCTGCATTAGCATTGGAATGGAATTATGAAAAGAATTATCCCTTAACGCCTTGTGATATAACATCTGGGAGTAGTAAACGCGTGTGGTGGAAATGTAATACTTGCGGTTTTGAATGGGCGATTTCGGTGGCTAATCGTAAACAAGGATGGGGTAAATGTGCCAAATGCAAAAAGCATTCCCAAGTCTGACGATTCGGAGTTTTTACATGGCAACCATGTATCGTAACAATAGGTATGTTGTCCCAAATATGGGAATAATTAATAACTCATAAGTAATAACGCGAAGGCGATACATTTTTCTTGCGCACCATCTTCAAGTATTTGATAGCAGAGAAGATGCTATAGGTACTTGGTTTGAGCCATTTGTATCAATGCTTGACAGGATGATTTCAGTGCTAAATAATCAGGATAAATCAGAAGAGGAATTGCCGAGCAAAAAGGTTGTTATTTAAAAAATAAAGATATTCTATATTTAATAATAGAGCATCTTTCAAACTATAGACAAAATGGTATGAGCATTGTGAGTTGTGAAAACTTACAATGCTTTTTTTTATTTTATAAAAAAACGTCAGATTTTCTTTTTTTAGAGGCTACCTATTAGGAAGCATGAATTAAAGCTTTCGGAAAGGTGGTAAAGAACTATGAAACACAAGTTGAGAATCAGTGTTTCAAAAGAGCCACAGACAGCTGGGATAATCACCTGCAAGAACATCGCTATTAGGGAAAGGCTGCTGAGTTTACTTTTTGGAGACAAGCGAAAAGTCACAGTACTAATTCCTGGAGAGAATGTTGGTGAAATCGAGATCTGTGAGACTAAGAAAGGAGGAGACGATAATGGACAAGGCGAAGAAGATTCTTGAGGTGGTACAGGGGTTGCTGAAAGTTGTAGAGGACATCAGATCTTTGGCTGATAGCGTGCAATCAGTTTGTACTGTTATTACTGATTGCGTATCAGTTAAAGAAGAAGCTGCTAAACTTCCTGATAAGGCTGAAGAAAAGAAGGTCATTGAGCAGAAAGAGCCTGAGATAACTCTTGAGAAGGTAAGGGGAGTTCTTGGTGAAAAGAGCCGAGCTGGTCATACCGCTGAAGTAAGAGAAATCATTCAGAAGTTTGGTGCTGACAGATTGAGCGATGTTGACCCAAAGAACTATGCTGCGATTATCAAGGATGCGGAGGTGCTCTGATGAGAATGCATTCAATATTATCGCCTTCTGGCTCCCATAGGTGGCTTAATTGCACCCCATCAGCAAGGTTGGAACAGAAATTTGATGATAACGAGTCAGAGGCTGCCAAAGAAGGTACAGCAGCACATGCTTTATGTGAGCATAAGCTGAAGAAGGCTCTTCGGAGGAGAAGTAAGCGGCCAGTGTCTGATTATGACTCTGATGAGATGGAAGAATGCTCGGATGCTTATGTAGACTTTGTCATCGAGCAATATGAAAAAGCTAAGCAATACTGTAAGGATCCTGTTGTCCTTATAGAACAGCAGCTTGACCTTACTGAGTATGTTGAGGAGGGACGTGGAACAGCTGATTGCCTCATCATATCGGATGATCTGCTCCATATAGTGGATTTTAAATATGGCAAAGGAGTCCTGGTGGAGGCTGAAGATAACCCTCAGATGAAAATCTACTCACTTGGCGCACTCAGATTATATGAGGCTTTGTATGACATCAAGAATATCTCGATGACAATTTTTCAGCCACGAAGGGAAAATGTCAGCACATGGACTATATCAGTTGATGCACTTAAAGAATGGGCAGAGAACGAACTGAAGCCTAAAGCACAGATGGCATATAAAGGTGAAGGTGAGTTCTGTGCTGGGGAGTGGTGCACTTTCTGTAGGGCATCTGTTAGATGCAGAGCAAGGGCTGAAGAAAAACTGAAATTGGCGCAGACCGAATTTAAGCTTCCACCATTATTATCGGATGATGAGATAGCAGAAATTCTTAGAATCATACCGGATCTGACCAAATGGGCTGGAGAGATATCTACCTACGCAACGGATGCTGCTATCAATCATGGTAAAAAGTGGAATGGATTCAAATTAGTAGAAGGGCGTTCGATACGTAAATACCGGGACGAAGGGAAAGTCGCTGAAGCGGCAATTGAAGCTGGTTACAAGGATATCTATCGTCAATCACTTATCACTCTTACTGAGATGCAGAAGCTGATGGGTAAGCAAAAATTTGAGGAAATACTCGGTGACCTCGTATTTAAACCACCGGGAAAGCCAACGCTTGTTCCAAACTCGGATAAGAGACAGGCTATTAACGTTAACAATGTAAAAGACGAATTCAACGAAATTACGGAGGATATTTAAAATGGCTAACAAGAAACTTATGACAAGAGTAATCACAGGCCCTAACACAAGACTTTCATATTTTCATGGATGGGAGCCTGCTTCTATAAACGGAGGAGCTGAGAAATATTCTGTATCAGTACTCATTCCTAAGGATGATAAGGAAACAGTAGATGCGATCAATGCAGCTGTTGATGCAGCTATTGAGGAAGGAATCGATAAGTTCGGTGGTAAGAAACCTAATAAGAACGTGATCAAGCTTCCTCTCAGAGATGGAGATGCTGAGCGTGAGGATGAGGCTTACAAGGGACATTACTTTATCAATGCTAACTCAAACACAGCACCACAGATTGTAGACAGGATGGTTAAGCCTATTCTGGATCGTTCTGAAGTTTATAGCGGCTGCTATGCGCGTGTATCTTTGAACTTTTATGCATTTAACTCAAACGGAAACAAAGGAGTTGCTTGCGGATTAGGCAATATCCAGAAAGTCAGAGATGGTGAACCTCTGGGCGGAAGGTCAAGTGCTACAGATGATTTTGCAACTATTGACGATGATGATTTTCTTTCATAAGAAGTCATAGGTAATGAGTACAGGCGGTGGAGGAAGACTCTACCGCCTTTTTATAGGAGAAGCCAATGAAGAACCTGGAAATTGATATCGAGACATATTCATCTGTAAGCCTTCAGAAATGTGGGGTATACAAATACGCTGAAAGCCCTGATTTTGAAATATTGTTGTTGGGGTACAGCGTAGATGGTGGAGATGTTTCTACTATAGACATAGCTTCTGGTGAGGAGATACCTAAAGAAGTATTGGAGGCACTCACAGATGAAAGTGTGACAAAATGGGCATTTAACGCTCAATTCGAAAGAGTCTGCTTATCAAGATACCTTTCGGATAAAGGATTATTAAATACAGAACGCTTTTTAGATCCTGCTTCATGGAAGTGTTCTATGATATGGTCGGCATATATGGGACTTCCACTATCTTTGGAAGGTGTAGGTGCGGTGCTTGGACTTGAGAAGCAGAAACTATCTGAAGGCAAGGAGTTAATCAGATTCTTTTCAGTTCCATGTAAGCCCACAAAGGCAAATGGTGGCCGAATCCGAAATCTACCAGAACATGCACCTGATAAGTGGGTAAGGTACAAAGCTTATAACATAAGGGATGTTGAGACAGAGATGCAGATACAGGAGAAACTCAAGAAGTTCCCAGTTCCAGACATGATCTGGGAGGAATACTGTATTGACCAGGAAATAAATGATAGAGGAATACGCGTGGACTTAACTTTGGCTGACAGTGCTATGGAGATTGATGAGAAAACTAGAGATAAGCTTACCAAGGATATGAAAGACCTTACTGACCTCGATAATCCGAATAGTGTATCACAGATAAAATCATGGCTTTCTGATAATGGCCTTAAGGTTGATACGTTGGGAAAGAAAGCGGTGGCTAATCTTATTGATGATACTGAGGGCGATATATCAGAAGTACTTTCTTTAAGACTTCAGATATCAAAATCTTCAGTTAAGAAATATCAGGCTATGGAGAATGCAGCATGTTCTGATGATAGGTGTAGAGGAATGTTTCAGTTCTACGGAGCAAACAGAACTGGAAGATTCGCTGGGAGATTGGTTCAATTGCAGAATCTTCCGCAGAATCATATGCCTGATCTGAAAGAAGCTAGGGAACTTGTAAGGGAAGGAAATGTAGAAGCACTAGAACTCTTATACGATGATATTCCGGATACATTATCACAACTGATAAGAACAGCTTTTATACCAGCTGATGGGAAAAAGTTCTATGTTGCAGACTTTTCAGCTATTGAGGCACGTACGATAGCATGGCTTGCCGGAGAAGAGTGGAGAATGCAGGTGTTTGCTGATGGCGGGGATATATACTGTGAATCTGCAAGCCAAATGTTTAAGGTTCCGGTTGTAAAGCATGGAATTAACGGGCATCTGAGACAGAAAGGTAAGATTGCGGAATTGGCGCTTGGATATGGCGGTTCGGTTGGTGCCTTGAAGTCAATGGGAGCAATTGATATGGGACTTGATGAGAATGAACTTCAACCTCTTGTGGATGCCTGGAGACAGGCTAATCCCAATATTGTCAGATTTTGGTGGGACATTGACTCGGCAATAAAAAAGGTGATTCGTAACAGGGAAGTAAAGATAGTAAAGGGAATAAAGTTCTTTTATCAGAGTGGGATGCTATTTATTACACTCCCATCTGGAAGAAACCTATGCTATGTGAAGCCACGTATAGGAGAGAACCGTTTTGGAGGAGAGTCTGTTACTTATGAAGGTGTGGGGAGCACTAAAAAGTGGGACAGAATAGAATCGTATGGCCCCAAATTCACGGAGAATATTATACAAGGCATATCAAGGGATATCCTTATGTATGCTATGAAAACATTACATAATTTCGACATTGTTGCCCATGTACATGATGAACTAATCATTGAAGCTGATCCGAAAGCTAGTATAGCGGCTATATGTGAACAGATGGGAAGAGTTCCATCTTGGGCTGAAGGCCTTATTCTCAGAGCAGACGGATATGTATGTGATTTTTATATGAAGGACTAAAAAAACGTCAGATTTCACCTCTTGCCAGGGCTACCTGGTAGGAGGTGCTTTTTTATATGGAAGGAAAGAATAGAAGAGTAAAAACAGAACAAGAAGATAAGGTGAGATGTACAAATTATCTCTTGCAGATGATCGAGAAGTATGGAGCAGAAGTTATGGATGAGAGTAAAGAAGCGAAACGAACCAGTAAAAGCGCATAATATTTGAGGGCAAGGATTGTTGAATTCTTGTCCTTTATTCGTTTGTTCCGTTAAAAATAGCACGACATAATTAAGATATACAGACGGTTGTCGGAAAGGTAGGGAAATATGAATAATGTAGTTCATGAAGGTGCAAAGGTATATATCTATACAAGGGTGTCAACAGTAATGCAGGTTGATGGTTATTCCTTGGATGCGCAAAAAGATGAAATAATGCGATATGTAAATTATAAGAATATGCATGTGTGCGGTGAATATACTGATGAAGGAAAATCAGGTAAAAACATTCAAGGTAGACCGGGATTTCAGCAGATGATGGATGATATTGTAGAAAAAAAGGATAATGCAACATTTGTCATATGCTTTAAGCTGTCGAGATTTGGAAGGAATACTGGAGATATTCTAAATTCACTTAAGCTGATGAAACGATATGGCGCGCATCTCATATGTGTAAAAGAAAACATCGATAGTTCATTGGATTCTGGGAAAATGATGATTAGTATTCTTGGTGCCATGGCAGAGATTGAGAGGGATAATATCAATGTTCAGACTATGGCGGGG